AGATATACCAAGTGTGTGAGGTTGTGAAGGTCCACATATAGCCCAATCGCATAAGCCCTGAGAAGCTCTCAGAAGCCCGTCACTGGACGCTATCGGAACCCATGCTGGGCTATTAAGATTGGCCTAATCGAATTTCACTGTATAAACGTACAGTAAAAATCTTAAATGCATTTAAGAAATGCCAATAAATACCGCTTGATAGATACCCCCGTTTGTGCCTTATAATGACGCTGTCGGCGCAATACCGCGCACGGCATAACTTCAAAAGGTAAATGACTATGAAAGCTGAAAACATTCAATCAAACACTAGCGCACCATTCTTGGCAGGCCGCACATTCGGCACGTTCGCGCAGGAACAAACGGTAGCGATAACGTCACGACTCCTAAAGGATGCGAAGTCACTACATACCGCGCAGGATCTGAAAGACTACTGCCAAGGGTATAAAGAGACTTTGACAGGTAACGGCGCAGACGCACAAACCAGCATGGTTCGGAAGATTCTGAAAGTACTCACCGCGCAGGATGCCAAGCTGAACGATTACCATAAGATCAAGACTCCAGCGGCAGGACAAAAACTGGTCAAGTCTAAAATGGATAAAGGCGCGAAGGGGATAGACTCACTCGCCAAGGCGCTCAGAATCCCTAGTGCTGGCAAAGCAGAGGGAGATGGCGACAGCGAAGGCGAGACCGGAACCAATGAGACACAAGGCGCACTCGACGCATGGTGGGCCGCTTGTGAGAAGCTTGGGCACTCTGAAAAATACGGGCTGACCACGGACGAAATGCTCGCCCACATCGCGCAGGTGCTCGCCAAGTGATTGACCCCAGCACTGCATGGCCCCTCATTATTGGGGGGCTTATCCTGATCGCCTACTGGGAAATCAAAGGCGACTTGTAACCACCAGCACCAACCCAACAGCCCTGCCATCATGGTGGGGCTTTTTTATGCCCGCCAGAAGCTCTCAGAAGCTCTCTAAGTCACGCAATACCAGCACCCTCTACCCTACCCTTACCCTAGATAACGTCCCTCACAGCGCCTTACAGGGCCTCTCACAGCGTCTCTCATCGCGACTATTTGACATGGGCATTATGCCATGCGATAATATAGGCATGGTGGAAATATATCTTTCCGTCATATCAAAACTTAAATGCATTTAAAAATGCGAGGAGATTGCTATGTATACGATCAACAAAACAGATGCACCAAACCCACTTAACGTACGCGGTCGTGGTAGCTACTGGCGTGACTTGTTCGAGAAGATGACGCGCAACGATTGGATACGTATTCCAAAAGAGCATCATGGCAGGGCATCAGCGGCGGCAAGCGCGTACCTCAAAGGTCGATACTCTTTGTATCGTATTGATGATGGGTCGAGCGACTACTGCTTGTTGAAGTTACGATGATATTACTAACGAAAGAACAACGCCGCGCACTGTTGCGTGTGTGGCAACGTGGTGGATCAGGCCTGAGTTACCTACAGTTTAGGCGTAGTGTTCAGTCTGGTTTTTGTATGGATGGTGCAGTCGTAGTGCCGTGGTGTGGTATGTGGCTCGCCATTGAGACTGATGGTTACACCCATAGTTAAGGAGTAAGTGATGGTTAGTGTATCCAAGATGAGTGGTAAGTTAGCGGGTATCCCTGCTATCAATACCAACACGGCGACCAATGCGTACTGTGTCAAGCAGTACAAGAGTGGTGGAAAGGACAACATCTGCACGATGTGTTACAGCCAGCGAATGCTGAGCACCTATCGTAAGAATTGTCAACCATCATTCCAGCGTAATAGTGACATACTCAGTAGTGATAGGGGTGTTGACATACCTAAGATCAACGCTGCATTCGTGCGGTTTCATGGTCACGGGGAGCTTATCAATGACACCCACTTCCTCAATCTGTGTGACATAGCGGAGAGTAATGGTCACTGTACGTTTGCACTGTGGACTAAGCGAGTTGACATAGTGCGTCCGAACAGGCATCATGTACCTGAGAATATGATTCTTGTTTACAGTAATCCAAAGATTGATAACGTGATGCGTAAGCCACCGCGTGGTTTTCATCGCGTGTTCAATAACGTCACTAAGAAGTATCGTGGTGACGCGAACTGCACAGGGCAGAAGTGTATCGACTGCCAGTTGTGCTACAAGTTCGACACGGCTTCGGTCATTGTCGAACACGTTAAATAAATTAACTGGAGTTAAAATCATGGGTTGGAGAAGTAGCGAAATTGAAGTGTACCACTGCATTGATCTGTCTGATTATGACGATGAGATCATGGAGTATGTAGAGCCTGACAACATCAGCGATGCGCTTGAACTGCTAGAGCGGTGGGGTTATAGTGATGGTGACGTAATAAAGCATCTGCTTGAAGAACCTGATGCATTCTATCGTATGGTAGAGGAATCACTCACGGTGGAGACTGCACTGGCACTGGTCAAGGATGTGTACGAGTTGGGTCAGGGTATCCAACAGCGTAGGCTTGATGCCAAGGAGAACCAGATCAAGGAGTTGAAGCAGAGGGTTGACGATCTGTTGGCGTTGAACCATACTGTAATCACCGAACAGAAGGAGGAGACTACTGATGAGTCCTGATCTACTGACAGAACTGCGTAACTTTAGGCAGAACTTGCGTGATCTCAAGGCTGACAACCTGAGAGAGATGCGTAGGTACAAGCGTGATAGGTTTGATACTAGCTTAGGATCTTTCATGCATGGCATGGCATTGGGTAAGACAGCGGCGCTGGAACACCTTGATCGAATGATAGGTGTGCTGGAGGGAAGAGATGATACACAGAACATTTGATGCGGAGCTTGACTGCCCGTGGATGACAGTATGTGCCACGATCAAGTACTCGTTTGACGAGATGACAGGTATGGTTGATGATTACTTCATACGAGTACGTGGTCAGCCTGTTACTGATTGGTTCAACTCGTCTTACATTTATGATCTTATTGCAGATGACATGGAGGAAAGAGAATGAGTATTCATACATTTGATTTATCTTTACCTGAGTATGCAGCACCGTGCGAACGGCCTGTTGTTCAGACACTGATAGACTTACTGCTAAGGGAAGGTGGTGTGGTGTCTGTCTACGACGAAGAGGAGGTAGCCATACACAAATCCAGCGACAAGACTGAGATACTAAAGTCAATGTCACAAACAGGGTGGGACACCGTGGAGAGTTACCATCATGACGGTGATCTGCGTGGTTGGTTCTCGTTGATCTACAACAACGGGTCAGAGCAGGAGCCTATGATTGTTATCTCTGACTACAGCGTGAACGATTGGACGGAGAATGTGTACCGTAAACTAGACGAAGCCTTTGGAGGGTATGAGCTATGAGTTACTACATCAAGCCAGTTACTGAGTTGAAGCCGGGACGTATGGCTGTGTACCGTGTGGTCAAGAGACTGCGTGACTTCAAACCAGAAGACGGAGTGGAGTACATGGTGTTCAAGAGTAGGAAGGCAATGCAGACTGACTTCTTTGTTGACCTGTACTGTGCTAAGAATGGTAAGCTGGTCAAGCTAAAAGACAGATCAATGATGAGGTTCTAACATGAGAGATGGTATGACACACGCGCAGATAGCTGAGATACTAGGCGTATCGCGTGAGACAGTACGCAACATAGAACGTAGGGCGCTGTGGAAACTCAAGCGGTCAGGAAAACTGGACAAGTTCTTGTGTCTACTTGATATGCAGGTTGAGCATTACCACGGTGAGAAGGGACGGAGAGTTAAGCAGTGTGAATAGTACATTGCCTTTTTCTTTTGGAATGTGTTATACTCTCTATATAGATAACTAAGTATTACTATTATTATTAATACTATTACTAATACATAGGAACTACATAGTATGACTAAAGATGAAATGATTGACGAGTTGATTGAGTACGAGTTGCAGGGTGTACCTGCGTTGGAGTTGATACGGATGTACATTCAGATTACCCGTGCTATGATGAGTGAGGAGTTGAGTCACGATGAAGTACTCGACAAGTACACAGAAATATTTGGAGATGGGGAGGCACTACACTGATGGCGTTTGTCAAGCTGCACCAGCAATGTGAAGACTGCGGTTCTAGTGATGCACTGTCATACAACGAGGATGGATCTAGCTATTGCTTTGCTTGTGCTAAGTTCACCCCGTCAGAGGACACAGGAGGCTCTGTGAGCGACATTAAGGAGAGGGTAGTACCCGGACAAGGGTTCAACAAAGCGGCCTTCTCAGAGCCATACAAGGGCTATCAGGACAGGGCGTTGACTGCTACTACGATGGCGGCTTACTCAGCACAGCAACATGCGGGTAACATTCTGTTTGGATACCACACAGCACAGGGTGAGCTAGTCGCAGTGAAGACTAGGTATCCTGATAAACAATTCAAGATCGCAGGGGATTGGAAGAAGGCTGGACTGTATGGTCAGCACCTGTTCCCTAGCGGCGGTCAATACATAACCGTAGTGGAGGGAGAGTTCGATGCCTTGGCAACCTATCAAATGTTTGGTGGCAAGTATCCTGTTGTGTCTATTCGTAATGGTGCCCAAGGTGCTGCTGCTGATTGCCGCAGATCCTACGACTTTCTGGATCAGTACGATAATATTATCTTTTGTTTTGACAACGATGATGCTGGCAGGTCTGCTGCTCTAGAGTGTGCTGATATCTTTGGTGGCAAGGCTCGCATCTATCATCACGGTGAACACAAGGATGCATGTGACTACCTACTGAACGCAGACAAGGATGACTTTGTTAAGCGGTGGTGGGCGGCGAAGACCTACACGCCTGATGGCATGGTGATGCTGGGTTCTCTGCGTGAGTCACTGAAGACACCATTGGAGGAGGCAGAGGTACGCTACCCGTACAAGGGACTAGATGACATGACGTTTGGTGTACGCCCGACTGAGCTTGTCACCATCTGTGCTGGCTCTGGTCTGGGTAAGTCTACGTTCATGCGTGAGCTAGTGTTCTCCATCCTTGGACAGACCAACGACAGGGTGGGCCTAGCCTTCCTTGAGGAGACACCTGACCGTACTGCCCGTGGTCTAGTGGGACTACAGATCAACAAGCCTATCCACCTTCCGGGCTGTGACTACTCAGCCAGTGAGGTAGACCAAGTGTTCGACAGTCTCAACCTTGATGACCGTGTTGTGCTGTGGGATACCTTTGGATCAAACAAGATAGAGAACGTGTTGGCTAGGTTCAGGTATCAGATCAAGGTGCTGGGTGTGCAGTACATCGTGCTGGATCACATCTCAATACTGGTGTCGGATCAGGAGAATGGTGATGAACGCAAGGCTATTGACGAGATCATGACCAAGCTACGTATGTTCTGTCAGGAGATGCGCGTGTGTATGTTCATCGTGTCACACCTACGCAGACCTGAAGGTAAGGGACATGAGGACGGTGCATACACCAGCCTTGGACAGCTACGTGGTTCAGCAGCGATAGCACAACTGAGTGACATCGTGTTAGGATTAGAGCGTAACGCACAGGCAGAAGATCCTATGGTACGTAACACCACCAATGTGCGTGTACTCAAGAACAGATTCAGTGGAATGACAGGCCCAGCTACGGCGCTGATGTATAACAAAGATACGGGGAGGCTCACTGAGATTATTGAATGAGGTGCAAAGCGTGTGACAAGATCATGACGAACTACGAACTGACCAAGAAGTTTAGTGGCAGTGGTGAGTTTGTTGATTTGTGTAATGAGTGTAGTCGTTTCCTTGTTGACGATGACTTGACAGCAATGGGTAACATAGACTATGCTGACCTATATGACCTAGAGGAGTTACGTTATGTCGAGGATGAGCAATTGGATTATGCAACAGGAACAGAACATGGAGATGAGGGAGAGTGGTCATGAACTTACAAAAGGACAACAGCTTGATCTCACCTACTACGAATACTGTGTTTCTAGACATAGAGGCAGACGGCCTGAACCCTACGAAAATACACTGCGTGGTTACCAAGAGATCGAACGAAGCTCACTTGACTCACTTATCTAGACGGAGCTTGATGGATGAACTGGCAAAAGGTGGCAAAGTATGTGGACACAATCTTATTGGTTATGATCTTCCTGTTATGCGTAAACTGTGGGGCATCCGTATACCAGCACATAGAGTTGTCGATACGCTAGTACTGTCACGCCTGTTCCACCCTGACCTAGATGGTGGTCACAGCCTAGCTGCATGGGGTACTCGCCTTGGCTTTGCTAAGGGTGAACACAACGAGTGGGATGAGCTATCGCCTGAGATGATTGAGTACTGCAAGCGTGACGTTGATGTGACTCAGCGCCTGCACGATGCACTTATGGCACAGATGCAGATGTTTGGATTCAGTCAACACAGTGCTGACCTTGAACACAGCGTTGCGTTTATCTGTAAGGATCAGGAAGACAATGGCTTTGAGTTTGACAGGGACGGTGCAGTCAAGCTGTATGAAGAACTGACTACTCGTATGCACAGGATTGAGACTGACTTACAGCGTGTGTTCCCGCCCATAGTAGAGGAGAGATACAGTGACAAGACAGGTAAGAAACTCAAGGACAAAGTTACGGTATTCAATGTCGGTAGTAGACAACAAATTGCAGAGCGGCTTGCTGGCAAGGGCGCTGTGTGGAAGGAACTCACTCCCGCAGGAAAACCGAAAGTCGATGAGGCGACTCTTAAAAAGCAGACTGATATTCCCGAAGCAAAGATTATTCTCCGTTACCTTCTCTGCCAGAAACGCGCCTCTCATGTGGACTCGTGGATTAAAGCAGTGGGCGAAGACAACAGAATACATGGCAGAGTCAGGCACATCGGCGCTGTCACCGGACGGATGGCACACTCCTCTCCGAACATGGCTCAGATACCTGCTGTAAGGGCTGAGTATGGTAAGCAGTGTCGTGAGTTATTCAACACACCTGAAGGCCGTGTTCTGGTTGGTGCTGATGCCAGCGGTCTTGAGCTACGTATGCTTGCACACTACATGGATGATGAATCCTACACCAACGAGATACTATCAGGTGATATACACACAGCTAACCAGACAGCCGCAGGATTAGAGACAAGGGATCAAGCTAAGACATTCATCTATGCATTCCTGTATGGTGCAGGCGACGCCAAGATAGGCAGTGTTGTAGGTGGTAGTGCTGCTCATGGTAAGAGACTCAAGGCAGCGTTCCTAGAGAACACACCCGCGCTGGCAAAGCTACGCTCAGAGGTTATGTCTGATGCAGAGACAGGGTTCCTTACTGGTCTGGATGGCAGACGTATACGTGTACGTTCACAACACGCCGCACTGAACACACTACTGCAGGGCGCTGGCGCTGTGGTAATGAAGCAAGCAATCATTATTCTTTATGACTTACTGGCTCGTGTTGACTTCAAGCTGGTAGCACAGGTTCATGATGAGTGGCAGATAGAGTGCCGCCCAGAGGATGCAGACTTCATTGGCAAGTCATGCGTCAACGCAATGGTATTCGCAGGCGAAGTCCTGCAACTGAACTGTCCGTTAGACGGAGAGTATAGAGTTGGTAATAGTTGGGCAGATACCCACTAGCACAATTCTATTTTTTGTGGTATAATATTATGGTAAGTTTAACTAGCAGGAGAAATGCTATATGTCTGACCAAGCACCTAATGTAATGGTTAACTGTGATCTGTTCTGGCCTAACCTAACTCACAAGAATGAGTTGGCTGGTAAGTACACTGTTGACCTTGCTAATCTTTCTGAGGCTGCTGTAACTGCGTTGGAAGATATGGGATTAAACATTCACAACAAGGGAGATGAACGTGGAAACTACATCACCTGTAAATCTAACAACAAGTACAGAGCCTTCAACCCTGACGGATCAGAGTTGCTTATCAAGGGACGAACACCACGAGATGACATGGATGACACAGAATCAGGAGTCACTGTGGGTAATGGTTCCAAGGCTAAATGTCTCATCGGGTACTACGATTGGGAATACCTCAAGAAGAAAGGTCGTAGTGCCACACTCAAGCGTCTTGTAGTTAGTGACGTTGTTGAGTACGCACCTGAGATCGAAGAGATGGATGCTCTGTGATACTGGTCGATGGTGATATGCTGGTGTATCGTGTAGGGTTTGCCTGTGACGAAGAGACTGAAGACGTTGCGACACAAACCCTAGACAACTACCTGTCCGAGATGGTCATGGATTTGTCTGAACACTACACATCCAGCGTTGTATACCTTACGGGTAAGGGTAACTTCAGGGACGAGGTTGCCACTACCCAACCCTACAAAGGTAATCGTGATAACAAGCGAGTGCCGGTACACAAGAATCTGCTACGTGACTACATGGTATCTGAGTGGAATGCACAGGTTGTCAACGGTATGGAAGCTGACGATGCTATTGCAATCAAGGCAACTGAGCTAGACCACGATGTTATCATCTGTTCACTGGACAAGGACTTCAAGCAGATCCCTTGTCGTATGTATGACTACACCAAGAAAAACTTAAATGCATTTAACTCTGATGACGCTATGCGGTGGCTATACAAGCAGGCGTTGATGGGTGATCGTGTAGACAACATACCGGGAATACATGGCATCGGCCCTAAGAAAGCTGACAAGATCATTGACCCTTGTACAACAGAGTGGGAGTGTTACAGTACTTGTCTTACTCACTATTGGGACAACGAACTGGATGAGGACAGGCTACTAGAAAGCTTACAACTTCTGTACCTGTTACGTTCACCTGATGATAAGTACGAGAAGCCAAGTGAAATATGATTCCAAGTTTGAGAAAGCAGCCCATGAGATTATGCAGGGCTGTGAGTACCATCCAGAACAACGCATCTTTTATCTTGTTCCTAAACACTACGAGCCTGACTTTGTTTATACACACCGTGGTAAGACATGGTACATAGAAGCAAAGGGCAGGTTCCGTACATCTGAGGAGGCGCGTAAGTATGTCATCATCGCGGAGACACTTAGCCCAAAGGAGGAGTTGGTATTTCTCTTCCAACGAGCTAAGACCCCAATGCCGGGATCACGAAGAAGAAAGGACGGTACACGTTACACAATGGAAGAGTGGGCAGAGAAGCATGGATTCCGTTGGTACACTCTTGACACAATACCTACAGGATGGAGAAGATGAGACACTTAATAATACCTGACACTCAGATCAAACCAGAGCATCCTATTGACCATATGCTGTGGGCAGGACGCTACGCAGCAGCAATCAAACCTAACACCATCATTCATCTGGGAGATCACTGGGACTTCCCATCGTTGTCATCATACGATGTGGGTAAGAAGTCGTTTGAAGGTAGGCGTTACTCTGCTGACGTAGAGGCTGGCAACGAGGCTATGCAGGTGTTCATGGACTGCATCAGGGCAGAGCAGTCTCGTATGCGTAGGATGAAGAAGAAGGTATGGAAGCCTCGCCTTATCTTTACTCTTGGCAATCACGAGCAACGGATTGAACGTGCGGTAGAGAACGATGCCAAGTTAGAGGGACTAATGAGTTATGAGGATCTTAATCTCAAAGGTTGGGAAGTATATCCGTATCTTCAGCCAGTTATTGTGGACGGTATTGCTTATTGTCACTTTTTCACTAGCGGTGTCATGGGCAGGCCAGTTACTAATGCAAAGCTACTGCTCCAAAAGAAACATATGTCTTGCGTCATGGGACACGTACAAGACAGAGACATTGCCTTTGACAGAAACGCCGCAGGAAAAAGAATGACAGCCTTGTTTGCTGGTATCTATTATCAGCACGACGAGGAGTACCTGAACCCTCAGACTAATGGATCATGGTCTGGGTTGTGGGTATTCAACGAGGTAGACAACGGCACGTTTGATGAGATGCCTGTGTCTATGTCTTATCTACGGGGGAAGTACGGTGCTAACTCTTGACGAGATACTTGAACGGATAGCTAAACGCTACGATGAGATCACAATCATGGAGGCGTTAGAGATTACGTCTGAAGAGTTGGTTGAACGGTTCGCTGACAAGGTGGACACTAACAGTTGGAAGTTTGACCTAGAGGAAGAAGATGTCTATTAACGATGCAACACCAAAGCAATGGGACACAGCGGTAGGTAAGCTGTACCATCCTCAAGACAGCCACAACCCTGTGACTCAACCCGATCACTACAACAAAGGGGCCATCGAAGCTATTGAAGCAATCAAGGCGTCTATGCACCCGCAGGAGTACAAGGGCTACCTCAAGGGTAACTGCCTGAAATACCTTTGGAGGTACGAGTACAAGAACGGGGTAGAGGATCTGCGTAAGGCTAGGGTCTATCTGGATTGGTTGATTAAAGAAGTTGCCTTATGAAGATAGTAGAAGGTAGGTTTGGAAAGAAAGAAGAAACAAGTATTAAAACATCTGAGTTTCTCGCAGCCCTAGCTATGCGTAGCAAGGAGTACGAAGACGAAGACAAACCAGTTAAGTGTGTTGTTGTGATGTATGAAGACGGAGAATTGTTTGAAGTCACAGCCACCGAACAATACCCAGATGGTGTATACTTGCTTCTTGGATTAGCACAAGCCGCAATAGTAAACGAAACGCTGGGAATAACTTAGTGAATGGAAAGCCCTTGCATAAAGCTTTGTAAGCTAGTCAACGGTAAATGTGCAGGATGCCACCGAACACAGGAAGAGATTGCTAAGTGGACACAGTACACACATAAAGAAAGGAGTACCATACTTGGACGCATATCAACAGTACATACACAAGAGCCGCTACGCACGATACCTACCAGAAGAAAACCGTAGAGAAACGTGGGAAGAAACGGTCAACCGATACCTTAACTTCTGGGTAGACAAGGGACACCTCAACGACTTTGACGTATCAGAGTTGTTCAAAGCTATTCACGATCTGGAAGTCATGCCCTCTATGCGAGCGTTGATGACAGCAGGTGAAGCACTGGATCGTGACAACGTAGCAGGGTTTAACTGTAGCTACCTACCTATTGACCACCCCAAAGCATTTGATGAGATGATGTACGTCCTCATGTGTGGTACAGGTGTAGGCTTCAGTGTAGAGCGGCAGTACATAACCAAACTACCAGAAGTAGCGGAGACATTCCATGCAACCGACACAGTTATTAATGTTGCAGATTCGAAGATCGGATGGGCGAAATCGTTTAGGGAATTGGTATCACTGCTGTACTCAGGTCAGATTCCCCAATGGGACGTTAGCAGAGTTAGACCTGCAGGTTCCACGCTCAAGACTTTCGGAGGTCGTGCAAGTGGTGCTGAACCTCTCGTCGATCTATTCCGATTCACAGTTGAACTCTTTCAAGGAGCTTCTGGACGAAAGCTTACATCCATTGAGTGCCACGATCTTTGCTGCAAGATTGCTCAAATCGTCGTCGTTGGAGGAGTCAGACGTAGCGCCCTCATCAGTCTCAGCAACCTCACAGATGACCGCATCCGACGATGTAAGTCAGGACAATGGTGGGTAGACAATCCTCAACGTGGGCTGTCTAATAACTCAGCGTGTTACACAGAGAAGCCTGACTTTGAGGCTTTCTTGAACGAATGGACAAGTCTATATGAATCACGATCTGGCGAACGAGGTGTCTTTAGTAGAGTGGCAAGTCAAAAGCAAGCTGCACTCAATGAGCGAAGAGATGCTACCTATGATTTTGGAACTAATCCATGTAGTGAAATCATCCTCAGACCCTACCAGTTCTGCAACCTATCTGAAGTTGTTGTCAGGCCATCCGATACGCTCGCTAGTCTCAAACGAAAAGTACGCCTTGCGTCTATCCTTGGAACTTTACAGGCTACCCTCACAGACTTTCGATACCTCCGAAACATCTGGCGAGTAAACACAGAGGATGAGGCACTGCTAGGTGTATCACTAACAGGCATCATGGATCATCCGTTGTTGTCTGGGCGTGAGGACAAGAACAAACTCAAGAAGTGGCTTACGGAGATGCGTAATGAAGCTATCGTTACCAATGAGCAATGGGCTAAGAAGCTGGGCATTAACCCTTCTGCAGCGATCACTGCGGTTAAGCCTAGTGGTACTGTTAGTCAGCTGGTCGATAGTGCTAGCGGCATCCATCCTAGGTATAGCAATCAGTATATTAGACGAGTTCGTGCGGATAGCCGTGACCCGCTTTGCGGGGTCCTAGAGGACGCTGGTGTCCCTGTGGAGGACGATCTAATGTCTCCTACTACCAAGGTATTCTCCTTTCCTGTTGCATCTCCTGAAGGCGCTGTGACAGCCTCAGACATGGGTGCTATGGAGCAGTTAGATCTGTGGGAGATATATCAGGACTACTGGTGTGAGCATAAGCCATCTATGACTTGCTACTACCGTGATGATGAGTTTCTTGAGGTGGGGCAGTGGTTGTACAACAAGTTTGATAAGGTGTCAGGTATCAGCTTCCTACCTTACTCAGACCATACGTACCAACAAGCACCATATGAACCTGTTGATAAGAAAACATACAACCAGTTAGCTAAGGACTTTCCGAAAGAGATATCGTGGGATATAGAAGAGGCCAGCGATATGACTGAGGGGTCACAACAACTGGCCTGTACAGGTGACAACTGTGAGCTTTAATCCTCTAGGATAACACCCAGTGACTTGCCCACTATCGGAAGAGCCTTAATTGTATCGTCCGGTAGTGGGTTAGGTACTTCACCTGCTCCTACCGCTCTTGCTACATCAGCAATATCTTCTAATACGTTAGCAGGAAGAGTAGCGCCTACTGGTGGTAATATGTTGTTCATAAACGCTGTTGCAGGATCGCTCATAAACTTGTCATAGCCGTAGTCGTTAGCGCCCATTGCACCAAACGTAAGAACAGAACCTACCTGATACAATGCGCCCATAGCAGCCTGCTCTGGATCTGGTGCTTCTCCTTTAACTACTTGTCGCGCTTCATTAACAAGACCATAACCTCCACCAGACAGAACCATGTACCTTGCTGCATTTTGCAGGGCTTCTTTCTTGTTACCTGCCTGCCACTCTTTAATGATCCTGCGCTCCATCAAATCAAATTGCTTGATTGCAAAACCTTTGAGCATATAGAACAAACGAGCATTAGGATTAGCAAGACCAAACGCAGTCTGTGCAGCGGCGTTGATAGGCTGTAGCCTAAACAAATCAAACATAACAAGATCACGTACCAACTCACTGTTAGTGTTACCAGCAGCTATGTCTCGCTTCAGTTGGTCAAGCTCTGGCTTGCTGAAACTGTACTGCCACTTAGTATCAAACGATCCGTTGTTAATGTCTTGCCTTGCCTTACGGAACGAAGCGCCCATGATCCTGCTCTTACCGAACTGATCCAGCTTGGAGAAACCTGACCAGTTCATAGACCACTCAAGTAGTGACTCACTAGCTTCCGATAGGTTTTCTAAGAACTTATTACCGCTAATCTTCTCACCTAGTAGTTTTTGATCTGTTCCTTTACGAGCCTTACGGACAAACTCACCAAAGACCTGCCTTGCTAGGCCCATGTCAGACGGGCTAAAGTTAATACCATTACGTCCAAACAAAGCACCAAGTACATTACCCAGACCCAACTCAAACGATGCGTTGAACAGGTCATGTACGTTCATCAAAGCGCCGTAGGGGTTAGCAATAGTACCTACGTAGCCAAGACTACGAATCATTTCTAGCTCGTGGGACATACCCTTGTTGGCGTTGATACCAAGGTCATCAATGATCTGCTTGGCGTTAGCAATCTGAGTATCAGACAGTCCCTCTCGCTTCAGAGCCTCTTCAATGATCCTGTCATCAAACAGCTTAAACGTGCCTGCTTCCTTTGCCGCTGTTTCTTCAAGAGTCTTTTTACCTTGAGCAACAAGAGGTTTACCTGCAGTACGGAAACCTAGCTGTTTACCTAGCTCCATCCTTGTAAGGGTTTGACGCTGCCATCTCCAATGAGAATCAAAGATGTTCTCGTACTCTTTCTGTTTGTCAGCAGACGCTTTTGCATTTTTCTTACGCCACTCTGCCATTGAAGGACGTTGAATATTTTTAGAAGCAGCATCCTCTGCCTGTGCTTGTCCTTTCTGCCTAAAAGATCTAAGACTTGAATCCTTAGCAGTTGACGTTACGTTAGAGTGCATCCACAAACGAGACAGATCACCTGCCGTAACCTCTCTACGATACCTGCTAGAAAACTCTAGGCTGTCATCAAAGAATTGATTGAGCCTACCTTCAGCATCCTTGCCTATCTTATTCTTGGCAATGTTGATAGCTACCTGTAGTTGCTTCTCTCTAAACTCTTGAGTCAAACGGTTATTCATTACGTCTAGCAACGCATCGTTAAACTTAACATTAGCCTGAGCTAGTTCGCGGAACGGCTCCATACCCTTCCACATCTTATCCAGCGCAGTCTGCCCACGAACAACACGGTTCATGCCACGAATAATACGTTGAGAAAAAGACTTACCTACTGTCTCTTCAGCAAGCGTAGCCAGCGGAGAAGCCAAACGTCTTAGCTTAACAATAGTACTCTGAGCTTCAGGGATGGTTATGTTCTTGTCTGCCGCCAGCCTACCTGTAGTCATGTCAAGCAAGTCCTGACGCAACAAGGCTAACTCTTCTAGGTTCTCAAACGGCTCGTTGATAGCCTCTCGTAGTTCTGTGATCTGCTTATTAGAACGATAAACCTTGTTTAGCTGCTTCATATTGACGCCCATCTCAATAGCAGCGTCACGCATACGAGTAAGCATACTACCTAGTTCACTAGGCAAAGCGCCTTGTCTTCCTATAACGTCACCTAAGTACTCTACCTCCCGCATAAGAAGTTGGGTAGCTAACTCATCATCAGTAATGGTGGCATCAGGACGTTCTACTTTTGCCTGCTGGATTAGTTGTTCTTGCAGGTCAGCCTTCTGAGCATTAAGTTCATCAACAGAATCTACTTGGCGTCCAAGATTAGGATCATAAATACTGTCGAAGATGCGACCGACAATAGCACCACCAGCAGCGTAGTACAGACCCTTTTCTAGTCTGTCTTCTACGTCCTCGCCTACACCAATACCGTAAGCACCAGCTTCTGCACCACCTGCAACAGCAGCAGAAGTAACACCTAATGCACGTAAAGAACTTACAATACCTGCACTGGTAGGCAACGCTCCTGCAACTTCACCATACAAAGCTGTTCTTGGACTGAGCTTAGAAAACTCTTCCATTTCAGCGCGTATTTCTTCTACGTCACGGCCAGTAGCAAGAGCTTCTATCTCTTCACCAAAGCCAAGAGTAAGACCTTGAGCAATAGCTCGCTTAGTGCCTCGTATATCTCTAGCCTGTCTTTCTTCTCTGCCAGCCAAGTAACGCTCAACAGGGTCTTCAGGTACTTCAAGCCTACCTAGCTCTACTTTAGCTACCTGACCCCTGTTAACTACACCTGACAAATACTGCTCAACAGGATCTACTGTAGGAGTAACATCAGGAATAGTTTTAAGCTGTCGTTCAGGAACAGATACTTCAGCAGGTACTTGTGGTTGCATAGCTTGCATCTGAGCAGCCGCTAACTGTGATTCAAGAGCAGGCTCTGATCTAGGAGGAACAGGAACAGGCTGTCTATCAGGAACAGTTACAGGAGCCAAAGCTTGTTCAGGTACACGCTGTGCATCAACAGCTACTTCAGGGAATCTACCTGATCGTCTAGGTACTTCTACCTCGTCTATTTTCCCTGCTCGCTTAGGCACTTCTACTTCAGGGAATCTACCTGATCGTCTAGGTACTTCTACTTCAGGGAATCTACCAACACGTTGAGGCACAATAATATTAGTAAGGTACTTTTCAACAGGATCTTCTTCTGGCTCTTTCTTTTTTAATACAACTTCCTTTTTTTCCGTGTCAGGTACTTCTACCTCGTCTATCTTGCCTGCTCGCTTAGGTACTTCTATTTCTTTTAAAGTTGTTTTAAGTTTTTTAGTAGGCTTTGGAATATCTTGTAGTTCATCCTCACGCAGTACATTGTACTCAACAACTACATCATTAACCGACATATTCAAGGCATCAGCAATCTGCTCTGCCGTTGCGCCAAGCTCTATAGCTTCTTCAACTTTGTTTTCTATGTGTTTAGGATCACGCACAGTTTTACCTGCATCCCAGCGATCACCTAAAACAGCACTGTTATACGAAAGCAACTCCCGCACAGATACATCAAACTTGTCAGCAACCTGCTTGGGAGTTTCTCCAGACTTTATAACGTGAGACGTTTGAGCCATTTAATTAAATCTCTTATGGAATAGATTAAAACTAAGGTATCATAGGTGCTACTTGCGAGATAACACGCTCTGCTTGAATAGTGTTTAATCTTCTAATAGCATCTTTCCTAGACAAATCTTCATTTTCCATTAAGTAAGTAATAGCAGCTTCTCTGTCTGCCGCTTCTTGCTGTTGTTCTTCTACGTTTTGTTGGCGACCTTCCTCAAGACGAAGATCATACTTCTCACCCAACAAATCAAGAGCAGTTTTGATAGCTACGTTCTTATCTACATTTGGATTCTTTTCGATTTCCTGTGCAATAAAAGAACGGAAGTCTTCATTAAGATCCTCGTCATCTTTAACCCTGTCAACAAGTTCGACTAGATCCTCACCATAGACCCACTCAGAAATACCATCTTCAGTGAGAAGATTCTCAAGCATCCTGTCTGCTTTGGCTTCAAGACGATTAGTACTTCTGTCTATCTCCAACTGTCTGCCATACTCTGTAGTAACAGCATCACGGATAGTATCAGCAGCCTTAGCAGCAGCACCGGGACTGACCGTTTGATTAGGATCTTTTGCTTTTGCTAAAACCTCTAAAGCTTCTGCAACAGCAGGGTTTTCTCTAAGCTCTTTGTTGTCAGCAAGGATTTCTTTGTACTTAGGTGTAAGAGTACCTCTATCTCTTAATTCAGAATGATCGTCACGAATTTGTCTTAGGTCTGTAGATACTTCTAACAAAGACGCTCTTTCTGCCTCAGTAACTCCACGCTGGGGGTCATCCTCTACAGAAGGTAAACGATCAATGTAGGCTGGAATATCAACAGATGACCTAGCAATAGCACCAGCTAAGTTATCAACACGTTTTGCTGATTGATCTTCCATCATTTCAATAACTTTTTCTTTACGCTCAGAGCCAAGACCTACAAACTTAGTAGGATCAGACTGCATAGAAGAAACAGCTAGGTCACTGATTTGTTGTTGCAGTGTGTCAATTCTTTGAGGATCTACTGCTCTGTCTATTTCGCCCATTAAAACAGAAATATCTTGAATACCTTTTGTTCTTGCGCTCTTTTCCAAAGCATCAGCAGCAGTGGTATACCGTTGGCGTTGCTCTGAAGATGTAGCTTGCACAGCCATCTGACGCAGTTGCTGAACACGTTGACCAATTTGAGAGGGATCACCTGTCAATATTTGTTGAAGCTGTTCTTGCTCTGCTTTCCGTGCTTTTTCTTGAGCGAACAAGGCTGGCGTTTGCCCAAGACCACGAGCAGCCTCAAACAGCCCCTGCTGATACGTAGGATTCAGTAGCCCTTGTAGTAATGCCTGTGAAAATTTAGCCATGATTTATTCCTCGCCAAACAACACTAAGTCAGCTACTTCCGGTAGCTCGCCATAGTTTACTCTTAAGTAACCATCAGATCCCTCAATAACAGCAGACGGTCTATCTTTAGCTACTTCTTGAGCTAGAACACCAAAGGCTCTTTGATTACCTGCAATCTTCTTGCCTTCTTCGTTCCAATCCCAAACGTACAGATTAATTCCTTCTACTGTTCCTACCTTTTCGATATTTTCTTTTAGTCGAACATCTGAAAAGCCCTGCAAAATACTGGTAAGAACGTTGGTAGCACCACCACCTTGTTGTGCAACTGGCGTAAACAAGCCGCTTAACAAACCAGAGCCTATCTGACCGTAAAGGTTTGCTTGTGCCTGCTCTGCCAGCAACTGAGCTTCGATGCCTGTCATCATAGTCTCACCAAACTGACCAGCACCGAACAGCTGTGCTTGCTGCTGAAGCTGCGGATAAAGCTGTGAAGCCTGCTGTACATTAAGCATCTGAGCTTGCGGCACATAAGCACCACCCAAGAACTGTTGACCCAACGCTGCCTGCTGTGCTTGCTCTTGCTGTGCCTGTGACATAGCCATCAGCATTGCTTGGTTCTGTGCTTCTGCTTGTGCTTTCTCCATAGCAAACGCTTCAGGAGTACCACCAAACATACCAGTACGTACACCAAGGCGTCCCTGTTGAGCTAACCGCTCTTCAAGTGCTAGACGCTGGCGTTGTTCTTCAGGGCTTTGTGTGGCTCTAATGCGCTGATAAATGTCTTGCTCTCGACCAGCAGTGTCCTGCATAGCCTGACCAAAGAACTGACCAGCACCACCGAACAAATTCTGTTGGAGAGCTTGCTCTTCTGGAGACAAAGCCATAGTGACTGCTGTACCGTCTTCGCCCCCTGTAACACCAAACTGACCACCTGTTGCTGATGTAACAGTAAACGGACGGAACTGTGTCATTGGCTGTATTTGTGCAGCTAGGTCAAACGCTTCTTGTTTAGCTTGAGCGCCTACACCCTGAAGTCTATCAAGAGCCTCTTTAGTAAGGAGTCCTCCAGCCAAGCCAGTTAAACCTGCGCCTAATAATCCCAAATTCATTAGAAAGTCCCCCCGTCAGCTGTAGAACTAAGTTCATAGTTTTTCATAATGTTTTACCTATCAATGCTAATACGTTAATTTCTTGGAGAGACAGAGGATCGCCTTCAATGTCAGACTCTAAACCTATGGTAATTACTGACCCACCGCCAGTAGTATTAATAGCTTTCCTAGAGGTGTTAGTTCCTCCAGTAAACTCAGTTTGTGGAAGACCATCTGTTCTAGTCCCATACTGTGAGTTAGACTCATTAAAATAAAAAGGCGTTTGATCGCCAACAGTAAACTGCTGTGTCTTAAAAGAGGTGTCAAAGTCGTATGACCAGCGCATAGATACTGTTGCGTTATTAGCCCCTACGATTGTAGGTCTTAGCTTCTTAAGTATCTTGAGTTTAGACGGATCACCAAACGTCAGTCCGGGGCTGTAGTACTTAAAACGATAAGTTGCATTAGCAATTGCACTAGCCGTAGAATCCCAGTACTGATCGTAAAAATTAGCGTACTCGCCAATGCCGCTTGATGTACCAACAAGTAGCGTACCATCTGATTTTCTTTCGTATGCTCTAAACGGAGCAGACTCCCACCGCGTTACTCTTAGCCCACCGTTTTCTAATCGTCCCTTCAAATCAAAACAATACGTTGTAGTAGAGTTAGGAAAAGTAATTAAGTAGAAAGAGTTCTCAGGGCTGTACACAGATGCCGTAGGAGTAGAACGCGCTTCAATCTCTGCAATAAATTCTGTTTTAACATTAACACTCAAGTCTGACAGAGGCATAGATTTCTCTTGTATTGTCCTGCCAAAACTTCTCAGACCTGTCTCAGATACAAACAGTACGTCCGTGCCTGTGTACTGCACAGAGTTTCTACAGATACACCCAACGCCTGCTACGGTATCTACAAGAGCCATACTAGCTGGACTAGAAGCTCCTCCGTAAACAAGGATGCTGTGCTTACCAAATATAATTAAGTGGTTGTTGTGAGCAGCCAAGGCTCTGATCTCGTCGTACCCATCAGGCCAAGCCTTAGATATATCTATAGAACCACTGGAGCCACCAGTAAAGTCTTCACCAATCAACAGGTCTGACCAGTAAATAACTTGAGAAGAATCGCTACTGTCTGCAATCCACAGCCTGCCATAAGCTGCTAGTGCTTCGTGACAATACAAACCAGTAGCAGGAGAAGAGCCAGTTGCGTTCCAGAAAGTTTCTAAAGTTCCTGTACCGCCACTAACGCTATACACCAACGGTTGATGATTGCGCTGAAAAAAGTAAGCCTTGTTATTGAAGTTTACGATCTTCCAGTTGTCGTCTGTAATGCTGTATGCAGACTCTCCTGCGCCTGTATTTACAGTAATAGTAGCCGCAGTTAGGGCTGTAGTTCCTGTAAACAACGTGTTGTTGCTTGCACTAAATACCTCTTCATCACCAGCGTCATTGTAAAAGTGATGAATTTTTTTAATGTAGTCGCCGCCCAAAGCGGTAATAGAAGAGGAGTCATCAGTAATAAGATCAACACCTTTTCTTGCAGCAATACGACCACGCTTGTCAATGACAGCATTATCCGCAACATCAGCGTAAGACTGATCTTGTGCGATAGGAGAGTCTTCTGTGTTTACTCCTTTAAATGCAGGAGCAACTAGATTAATGCTTTGTAACGGCTGTGCCATGCACTAGTCTCCTTAAGGAGTGTACCAAATAGTTTCTTCTGGGTGCTTCTGTGCGTCCAGAGCGATTGCATCAGACAAGTACTTATCAGCAATGCCGAAGTACTCAGGCGCTGATGTGCCGCCAGTCTCACCACGCTCACGAGCCAGCAAAGCAATAGCCAAGTGAATTACTGGCTGGCTTGGGATTAACAAGTCATCAGTGTCAAGAGACAAATCATCGTTGCGTAAAATACTGTTAAACCTTAAAATGTAAGCTGCGTCTGGCTTAGGATAAATATCAATTTGTGTATCCCCATTAGTATTAATGCCGTTAAAAACATAGTATTGGGGAGATCCAGATTGAGGATCTTGTTTCATGTACTTATCATCGAACCAAATTGGTGTTTGATACTGAAGCTCCCAATTATCTGTATCGTTGTAAGCATGAAGCACTTTAATTTTATTTTGACTTCCAACTAAAACATAGTTAAAAACATCAGCACTAGTTGTAACCGTCATGGTAGTTCTGAGTGCTGACCAATCCCAAGCATCTTCTACAAGTTTCTTGGCATCATTAACAAAGTCACCTACCATTTTGCTATAGGTACTTTGATTCACCGTAGTTACTTCGTCCTCTCGCATACGCCTAAGAACATTGTTTACAAGATTTAAATATGTCATATCATGTCCTTAAACAAACTGTTTATCATCATTTGATTGAGCATCTGAACGTAATCAGCATTAGAGGGCTGTCGTTGTTGTATTAACGCTGGAGCAGCGGCACTAGAAATATTTAAGCCTTGCAAAGGTGACGCAGTAAAAGCACTTGAAGGCATACCACTAACAGAACTTCGTTGGGCGCTTGCTGTTGATGTTAAATTTTTTGGACCTGTAGGTTCTTGAGCAGGAGGTTGTTGGCTTTGCTGTTGTTGAACTTGTTGGGCAGCTTCAGTCTGACTAAACTGACTAGGAATACCTTGTGCCTTTTGATACCACACTTCTCCTGTTTGAGGGTTAATACCCAGATGGTGTTCGCCTGCGGTAAAGTTGTTAAGTGTAGGACTAACACCACGCAGTGCGCCTTCCATAGGCTCTAAAGCAAAACCATCAGCAGTTTCAACTACTTTATATTTACCTGCTGGTGTGCTTACAGTTTGACCCACGTTAGTGCTAGAACGATCAGGCGTACTCCAGTTAATGTCTTCACCCATAGCTGCAGTGTTTCCAATACCGCCTACAGTATCCCCTAAAGAGCCTGCGTCCCAGTCAGGATCTCTGGCCTGAGGAAATGCCTTGTCAGGATCGACAGGACCTCCACCGTATAGCTTTGCTATGATGTCGCTCATGTAAACATTCCTCTATTCTTTAGCTGTCTAGCAATTAACTCTTCTAAATCCGCTGTGTAATCTATTTGTGGCGTAGGTCTAATTCCGGGTATTGGCTGTGGCTCGTAACTTAATCCTGCCATCATGCCTTGGAATGACGCAGGTTTGCCCATCATGCCGCCGCCAAGGCTGACTTCTTTTTGGCCGTTACCGTCTCCGTCGCCTTCTCCATCACCGCCATCACCTTCTCCGGTTCCGTCGTCGCCAGCGCCATCATCTCCTGCACCAGTGTCTCCAGCGCCTTCTGTACCATCGCCATCAGCATCTGTATCTGCGTCACCTGAGTCGGCATCACCAGCTTCTGCGTCACCTCCATCATCAGCACCACCATCCCAAACAGGAGAACCGCCTAAAGTAATCCCACCGTCATCTTCGCCTTCCTCTTTCTCAAGGCATCCACCAGCAATAACCTCTGTTTCCCAGTTGCCTTCGCCATCTGCGGTGTAAATAATCTTGTCGCCGTTAGAAAGGCAGTCTTCAGTTTGTGTTCCAGCAGCAGGAGGCTCATCGACAGGAGTTGTATCATCCTCATCGTCTCCTTCAGGAGTTCCAAACGGAGCATCAGTTCCCCTGCCAAATATCCCGCCTACTTCGTAAAGCTCGTAATCTTCTTCTGTGTAATCAGGGTCACAAACTTTAGTGTCTGGAATCTCTTGTCCGTTCTCGTCTATTTGGACAAAACACCCGTCACCTATGTACTTCCATCTGTACTCTAAACCTACTGGCGTTCCGTCGCTTTCAACTTCTTCACCACCAGTAGTTACTTCTTCATCAGTTTCATTGACAATTTCAGTCCCGCCTTGAACGGGAACATCTGGGTTATTATCGTCAGGATCTTGTGAAGCTGGGACGCCATCGTTGTCTGCGTCAGCACTAGGATCTTCAGCAGCACCGCCGCCTCCATCTTCTTCTTCGTAGTACTCTTCATAGTTTGGGATGTTTACAATAACGCCATCAGTACCATCAGTACCTCCATGAGTTTCCCAAACAATCTGATTATCATCGCTGTAGTTGTCTGGATTAGTTACATAGTCAGTAACAGCACCAATAATTTCCTCTTGCACATCTACAGCCACATCTGCAAATTCGCCTCCGGGACCAAAGGCTAAACTTAAAGCCCCTTCAATGCTCAAGCCTTCTCCACTCATAGCAGCTGTAATAAATTTAGAAATAGCACTAGCAGTAGAAGGTGCTAACCCAAGACCGCCACCGGCGGCTACTCCTGCTCCTGCAGGTGCTGATAAGAATCCAGTTAATCCTGCACCAAACATAGCAGCACCAATACCCATCACTAAACCTTTACCAAAGTCGTGAATAGCATTGCCTTTGTTATGAGTAGTATCGCCAGTAATAAAATCAAAACTAACCGTGTAGCCGTTTCCGTGACTGGTTCCTGTTCCACCAGTAATTGAACCACTATTATCTAAACCAACACTAGCGTACAGTTGATTTAGTACGTCATTCATTTCGGTATAGTATTCGTAATCTTTTACAAACTTTTGATACTCTTCGCTGGAAGTTACTTGTGCTCTTGCTTCATCTGCAGTCATGCCGGGATTCTGATTTAACAGAACAGCAATACGCCTGCTTAAAAGCGCTTCAGGAGTTGAACGCTCTTGCATTACACGAGCAGCATTCCCGCCGCCTTCAGACCACTTTGCCATTTCAGTTTTAACTGAGTTAACGCCTTCAATAAAATTTTTCCATTGATCTTCAGTTACGCCTAAATGAGCTGTTGCTGCTCCAACAGTGTCTTCCCAATTTAATTCAGATCCATACATACCGTAATCAACAGGACCAGATTCTTCTTCTGATGCTTCAGTAGCCATTGCTAACGGATTATCAAAGAATCTTTCTTCTGTAGTGGTGTCTGCAAAGATGTCTAACTCAGCCATCTACTTTTTCCCCTTCAGAGCCAACAGCTTGTCAGCACCACGAATACCAAAGGATGCACTTACAGCCATAAACAACAGGTACTGATACCAATCAGGAAGCCTGTCTAGCTCCGTAAAGGCGTACCCAATGCGCTCAATGATTTCTAAGTCATTCATCCCAATACCCCACATAAGCGCAACCACGGGCGCTGAGAGCAACAAAGTAAACCACTCGTCCTTCCACGATGTTGCGCTGGCAGACGCCATAAGCTGTTCCCAAGACGCAGTGTTCTGAATTACCTGCATCTTAGCTTGGTGTACAGCAGCCTTTTCTTCAGCCTTGTTCTTAAGGACCTGCCCAAGAAGGCTAGTGATTGGCGATATAAGCGCCTGCCACATATTACGCGCTCTCCAGTGCCGCTACTTTAGCCTTAAGCTCGTCAATCTCCGTCAGAGCGTCTTTCAAAGCAGCGACCATTGTTGGCAACAGATTGCCGTATGACGCTTCTAGCTTGTCTGGATTGTCATCAAAGACTAGGCCGGGAACTTGATAGCCTGTAGATTCTTGAGCAGACTGAAGTTGTTGAGCAAGAAAGCCGTGACTTTGTACACCTTGAAGAGTGTTGTCTCGTCTAGCCCAATCAAATGACACAGGCTCTAGGTTCTTAATAAAGTTAGATGCGCCAGAGAGGTCAGCAATATTTGTCTTGTCTCTTATGTCAGACAAAGACGTAATGCTCGTAACGTTGCAACGCAAAGAAGTTATATTTGAATCGCCTAACGTAATCTGATTGCTGACGGTAATAGAAGACGAATCCGCTGAATTACCGATATTAGTGTTGTTGGCTCCTGTAGTGTTGCTTGACCCAGCTAAGTAACCTACAGCAGTGTTTCCGTTTGCTGTCCCTTCCAAATCCTGATTGGCACCTGCCCCGATTGCAACATTTCCGTTACCTGTTAAGAGGTTAGCTCCCGCGCCTAACGTATTGTAACCCACAGCAGTGTTATAGCTCCCAGTTAAAACTTTTTCACCAGCGCTCTGACCAACAGCAGTGTTTTTCTCTCCTGTAGTGCTTGAACCTAATGCGCTATCTCCAAAAGCAACACTAGATGAGTCTTGGCCTAAACCTCTTCCTAGAGTTAAACCATTAACCGTTACATCTGTATCAAAAGTTACGTCTGTTTGAAACGTAGTAGTACCACCAGAAGCTGGATCAAGTATAATTTGAGCAGCATTTAGGGGCCCGCCTGCCCGCAAAAACGTTTGACCGCCGCTTAATCCAAACTCTCCTTCAGGGGAGCTATCAGTAGATGTTCCGCTGTGAAGCTCAATACCAGATCCGGGGGAGACAATGTTTAAATTGTTTTTAGAGATAAGTTCACTGTCGCTTAGTATAAGTTTTTCAGAAGTTGCCGTAGACGTAATACCGTCTATTCCAGCGCTATTATCAACGTAAGCCTTAATAGACTCTGAAGTAGCTAAGGTAGTAGCCGATGCAGTAGCAAAAGTATCATCATCTAAAATAGCGGTTCCAGACACGCCTGTGTTTATTACAGGGCTAGTAAGAGTAGACGTTGTAGCTGTGAGATTAGTAAAAGTACCTGATGCTGCAGTAGTTGCACCAATCGTAGTATTATCAATAGCGCCTGAGTTAATATCTACAGCACTAGAGCTATCAAACTTGGTAGCAATTGCCGTAGAAATAGCATCAAACTCAATCTGAAACTCAGAGCCTTTGACAACTTTTAAAGGATTGCTTGATGTTAAAGTGTCTTTACCAGACCAATCTGCGTCTACTGTGTAATCAGTCATTTCTATTATCCTATCTAATTAAGTATCCTAATACGGATGCTGCAGTTGCAACGCCAATCCAAAACACTCTTTCGCCTGCTCTAACAGAGTGAGAGTTAGTTAAGACTTCTTCTGTCAACTTCTGAATGTCATCTTCCTGATCGTCTAGCCGCTTCTCGTGCCTATCCATACGCTTGAACACAGAGAGCATCTGCTCTTCTACACGAGCAATCTGTGATACCGCTTCAGCCAGCTTGTCTAGCTTCTGTTCAATTCTGTCTAGTCTGTTGTCTTCTAGCATTACAGAGTTCCTGCCAGTTTGAATAAATCATCCATCTGCTCATCATTCATGCCAAGAGCAGGAGCTAATACCCCAACCCATGAGCTTGATCTTTGGACAACTGCGCTGTACTCCCACTCAATGCTAATTACAGACTTATCTGGCTCAGGAATTAGCTCAATAGCGTCCTCTACAGTTTGCAAAAGCCCTTGTTGAGCTAGTGCCATACGAGCTTGACGCATGGTGACTGCCACGTTAGACCGCCAATATGCTAGAAAATCAGCAATCTCTTCTGTGTTCATGTCGTGGACTGTCCAGCCAACAGTTTCCTGCAACGGATTTTCAATCTCGTTCTGAGTTACGTATTGTGTAAACGGATCATAATCAGGAACAGGAAGAAGCTCAGGAGCGTAACCCGGAGGAATGTTGACAATGACAGGAGCATCTGCAGAAGCAGTACCCGAAATAATAAGCTCTGGTGCTTCTTCTGGGTGTCCTGCTTGCCGCTGCCAAAAGTCAACAACAGCAGGAGCAAAGCCTTCGATGAGTTCTTTGAGGTGTGCCTCATCAAATTTTTGCGGATTAAAAGTTTTATAGTAATCAGGGTATGCGTTAGCCCTGTACACTACTACCATAAACTCATTTTTAGGTAATAACTTTTGTATTTCGTATGAATAATCCACGTTCAAACCCCTACGCTATTCTATAAGCAAAGATACTGACACCTTGGTATCCTGCGCCGCCATTGCTGTTCACTCCGCCACCGCCTCCTCCAGCGCCATAATAGGTAGCATTTTGTCCAACACCAGTGCCGCCGTAGCCTGATCCACCGCCGCCTGATCCTCCGTTGTTAAACAAACCAGTTCCGGTGTTTCTGCCACCGCCACCACCACCGCCATAACGAGTGTTTGCGGTAGCCCAGTAAAGACCTGATCCTCCGCTACCGGGAGTTGTGCCTGAAGCACTGCCGCCATTTGCATTAGCACCGCCACCGCCACCAGCAGCATAAGCAGAAGTCGATCCTGCGCCTCCGTTATAAGAGTTAAAAGTCTGCGCACTGGAGCCGCCGCTACCGCCAGCACTTCCATTGTTGCCTGCGCCACCACCTCCAGAGCCTCCTGCTCCATTGGTTTCGTTCTGACCGTTTACTCCCGGACGGCTGTAACGTCCACCGCCTCCGCCGCCGCCTGTGTTACCAACAAACGCAATTCGGCTTTTAGTGCCGCTAGACCCGTCTACGCTACTAGACGTACCTCCTGATCCTCCTGTTCCAGCGTACATGGTGTAACTACCTGTAGCTAAAGCAGAAGTGCTGGTACGGAGAAAGCCACCACCAGAGCCGCCACCGCCAGCAGACGCATAACCACCACCTGCTCCTCCTCCAACAGAAAGCGCCTCATAATATCTTTCGGTTGTTCCAGACGGAGAAGATGTAACAGTTAATGTACCTGAGCTAGTGTTTGTAAACGTATGCAGTTTCCAAGTATATCCTCCGTAAGAAACTGTAGAGGTAGTTCCACCAGAGGCTACATAAGGAGTAAAAGCAGCTGCTCCGTAAAAATCGCTAATGGCTATTTCTCCAGAAGTAGGGATACCTGCCGCAACGCCGTAGTATTCGCTAATAGCATGTGGTACCGTACCGCCAAATTCTGCCGCTATATCAGAAAGACTGATTTGCCCAGAAGTTTGAAGTGCCATTATTGAGCCGCCTTCAGAGATTCTACTTCAGCTTTCAATTCCTTGACCGCTTCAATAAGCACAGCAGTCAGCTTTTCGTAATCCACGGTCTTATAAGTTTCACCATCGATTAACGCCATGTTTTTCTCATGGACGATTTCAGGAATAACCGCCTCAACCTCTTGAGCAATTACACCGAGGTCACGCTTACCTTCTCGTGATCCAGCGTTCCAAGTGTACGTTACGCCGCGTAAGTTGTTTACTTTGTCCAAAGCGTTAGTAATATCTTCTACATTATCTTTTAAACGCGCATCCGAAGTAGTTGTTGAGTAAGCAACCACATCTCCATCAACATGAAGATCACCGTCATTTTCTAGACGCATATCTAAATTACCGTCTAGACGAAAATCTATAGAAGTTGTATTTACAGCGATGTAATCATTGGTGTCTCTACCAATTTGCCAAGCATGACCGCGCAAATCGTTGTCAAGGCTAAACTGAGTTCCAGTAAGCGTTATACCGTTTGTTGATGTATATGTTGTATTAGTGTCTGTAGGAGTCGCCCACGAAAACGTACCATCACCGTCAGAACGTAAGAATTGAGTAGTAGTCCCGTTGCCACTAACATTTAATTCATCAGCGCCAACAACATTCGATGCGATTTGTGCGCTTATTGATGTAGTGCCTGAGCCGCTTAAGTCTCCAGAAAGCGTGATCGTTTGGTTCGCGGTAAGATAGCTAGATAAGTCCGGAGGTGTATAAGAAAATACACCAGATGTATTGTTGTAGCTAAGTGCCGCTGTGCCTACTGCATTGGTTGTAACAGACAGATCAGTTAGTTGAATACCATCAGCACCATCAGCACCATCAGCGCCTCTTAAGTCTCCTGTAGAAAATCCTAGTCCATCATCTGACGTAAACGTAACGACACCAGTAGATGCGTTGTAGCTTCCACCAGTAAACCCGTCACCTGTTGCACCAGTAGCACCTGTATCACCTGTGGCTCCAGTAGCGCCAGTGGCTCCGGTAGCGCCTACGGGAATAGAAAAATCAAACACGGCAGCAGAGGTAGTGCCTGAGTTGGTTACCGTTGCAGAGCTTCCTTCTGCTCCTGTAGTAACTGTACCTACTGCAATAGTAGCAGCGGCACCATCAGCACCGTCTGAACCATCAGCACCTGCTGCGCCTGTAGCACCAGTAGCGCCTGTAGCACCTGTAGCGCCTACAGGGATAGAGAAGTCAAACACAGCAGCACTAGATGTGCCTGAGTTGGTTACTGTAACTGAACTACCTTCTGCTCCAGTGCTTACTGTTCCTACAGAAATGGTTGCAGCAGCACCAGTTGAACCTGTAGCGCCTGTAGCTCCCGTTGGTATCCCAAAGGTAAAAACTTTAGTTGTAGAATTGTAAGAAGCTGTAGCAGAAACACCTTCACCAAGAGTGGTGGCAGATGCTGTTAAAGCGTTGTTAAAGTCTGTTGCAGCAGTGTCCGCTGCGTTGCTTGCCTCTGTGGCACTAGTTGCCGCAGCAGTAGCACTGTTAGCAGCAGCAGTAGCACTGTCAGCAGCGTCTGTAGCATATTGTGAAATCTGAGAGGCGTAAGCGTCTGTACTAGAATCTCCGCTTCCACCGTCTCCGCGATAAATAGGCATTAGGCGCTCCTGACAGAACTAAAAGAAAAAGGAAAAGGGACTCCGAAGAGTCCCCTTAGAGGTATCACTCGTCAGCGATGGCGATGATAAAGCCAGCTTCAGGGCGATAAGTCTCAACACCGTACAGAGTGTCAGCCGTGTACAGCGTGGAGAGGTACTCCTGCTTGTACTGGGTCTGAGAACGTACAGCCATTTGCTCTGCCATTACGATTGCGTCCTTGTGGAAGAACATACAACCACGAACGTCGATAGAACCGCCTGCGTTCTGAGCAGCAGTCTCCAGAGTAGGAGCGTTGCTAGAAACGTATACGTCTACACCGTACAGGTTACCGATCAAACCTGACTCAACACCACGACCACCAACAAAGTCGGAAGATACGTAGCGGTCGATGCCCATGATTGACTTACGAGCCGCAGGTGGGATCACCAGCACACGACCGTCCATCGGTACATCAGCATCGTCCATGAGCTTGATAGCTTCACGGAGAGCGAGGTCAGTAAAGTTGTCACCAGTAGCAACGGTATCAGCAGCATACGTAGCCAGACCACTAGAAGCGTTGACGTAGTAGGCGTTGCTGTTAGCCCAGCTAGAGGCGTCAGTTGGAGTAGCAGTACGAGTACCGTCACCAAAACCAGTACCTACGTTAATGAGGTCAGTATCAACCTTCAGAGCCAGTTGATAACCAGCGTCTTCAGTGTAGAACTGTCGCAGAGAAGACAGAGCCTGTACTTCTACGATGTCCTCGATCAAACGTGAGTACTCAAAGTGACGGTCAACAGTGATCGTCAATTCTGACTCAAGGTTAGCCTGAATCGTTACAGCAGTAGACTCTGCTTTAGCAGAAGCTGCACCACGAATAGGCTTAGGAATATGAATAACGTCACCCTTTTTACCTGTCATAGCCATGCGCTTGACAAGGGGAGCCATCTTCAAGTTCTTTTGATATGCAGCGATAATCTCATCCGACCAAATTTCGGGGATAAAAGTACCCGCTGCTGTTTTATCTACTACAGCATTAGCTGTAAAATAAGTTCCAGAGGTTTCACCAGCCATTGTAATTCTCCTTTAGGCTATTTGACCCTCTTCTCTGCATAAGCTGCCATAATTTCAGGCTGTAGTGCCATGTAGCGATCAGGGTCTGTTTTCATAAGATTTATAAGGTCAGCACGACGATAAGTTTTCTTACGAGATCCCTCTGCTGTTCCGCGAGCATTACCTGTGTTAGCTGTCTTTACTGCACTTTTACGAGCCTGTCTTTCAGCTTGCGCTGTTTGTTGAACTACTTGGTTCTTCTCTTTCCAGAGACTAAACAGTTCGTTTGCAGAATCGTAATCGTACATCTGGTCAGCTTGCACAAACAATTGTGTTCTGACTTTTGATCCTTTGATCCACTCAGCAAACTTAGGGTCTTGTAAAATCTCTTCCATTTCTGGATGGTCAGACTTTAGTTGTGCAAGAGTAGCCTGTTGTTTATACTGTTGTGTGTAAGCCTGCGCTTCTTTAATCTTAGGATGATTGTCAATTGCTCTGTTTACAGCAGAAGTAGGATCTACAAAAAAGTCCACTTCTTCATCTTGTTCTTGCTGTTGTTGAGGTGCTTGTGTGAGTTGTGCCGTTTGAATATAATCGTCTACAACTTTGCGTAGCTCACCAACTTCCGTACTCTGCTTACCTGAAAACTTTTCAAGCTCTTGGTGCATCTGTACAAGTTCTTCTACAGACTTACCTTGGTACTTTTCTGGAACAGTTGATTCAGGCTCTTGAGGTTGTTCCTCTTCTTCAATAGGATTCTCAATTGTATCCTGAGTGTCTAGCTCATCTGTTGCTTCATTATCTTCTGGACGCTCATCAATTAGTGTCGCTCGTGACATTATAAACTTACCCCGCCTTTATAGGTTATGGAGAATAAAAATAGGAGTTGCCCCTGTTAGGATTCCCTGTTAGACTGCCCAGCCTTCTCGTGTTCACGCACCCATTTCATGTGTTTACCGGGAAAATCCCCAGAAGCACCTTCAAGTATGTGTTGAGTAGCTGATACAATTTTTGTAGCATTAGCGCCACAACCGCACCTACTGGTTGTAGTACCTGCTTCTACAAAATCTTCAAATATATGTCCGTTAGTACAACGAAAATCAAATACTTTAATCATCTTCTTCTGGAGGCTTAGACGCTTCTTCGTAATTAGTTTTAACGATAGTTTCCATGTTTAGTAAGTGGGCTAATACGTTTAGTTGTCCCTTACGAAAGTACATATCGTTAGCATCTTTAACTGCTTCAACACTATTAATCTGTATAGCATTAGCGTTGAACTCTTGCATCAGTTGTTTCCAACCATCAGTAAGAAAAAGATTAAAATAATTGTCGTAATATGTTTGTGTTTCTTGATCCACTTGAGGCCCTCTAGGTTATCTCTATAGAACTATATGGTATTATTATACCACATTTTTATAACTTTGTCAAGAGTTATTTACGTTTTTTGGTAGTTTTACGCCTTACTTCTTCTTTTTCTTTTTCATTTTAGCTTTTGCTTTTGCAGCAGCAGCTTTTCCTTTTGGGGTATATGCGTACATTTTTCCACCTACTTTTGGCATGACCATCTCCTTACCATTTAGATTTGTTTGCCCAATACGCCGCAGACATTTTACCTTTGGCTATATTTTTTGCGTGTCTAGCTTTAAAAGATTTACGCCTTGCTTTTTCTTTAGCGGTTTTTGGATTTTTACCTGCTCCGCTAACTCCTTGCTGTCCATAGCGTATGGTTTTTACTTTGTCGCCTTCCTTAGCTACAACTACGTGAGATTTAGTAGGATGATTAGGAGTCCTCTTCGGCTTGTTGTACCCGCTTACTCCTGCTCGCTTTAGCCTTGGGTCTGGTTTCTTGCTCATCAACCTTCTCCTCTAGTTCCTTGACCCGGTTCTCCAACAAGTCCAATTTGTCGAACTGATCCTTGAACGCCTTGTTGATCTGTTCTAGGAAGCTGTTCATTTCGGTTTGTGTCATTAACATTTTGACGTTTTCCTTCTATTTGGTTTTCTTTCAAAAGGGCGTCTGCTACTTTAAGCCTACGTTCAAACTCCTTATCTTCCTGATCCCCTGCTTGGAGATTTCTTGTAATAGCGTTGATCTTATCAATCTGTAGCTCTTCTGGAGCCAGCTGAGTGTCAATAGCGTACTTCTGCGCTCTAGCCTGAGACTCAGCAGCTTGTGCGTTAAGCGCGTTAGTTTGACTCTGCTGGAACTCAAGCTGTGCCTGTTGTGCTGCCATAGCCATCTGCTGTTGCTGTGGATCAGGTTGAGACGCTTGTTGCATAGTGGCAATCAGTTCATCACGGTTCGACAGGTTCATGTTGTCGATGATGCTCTGGATCAACACAGGATACAGAGGACTGTCTTGCTTCATGGTCTGCAACAGTTGTACAAGCTGAGTAACTTCGTACTCACGAGCAATAATACCCAGAGTAGACGTAGCATTAAACTTGTAGTCAGCTACGGGGTAAGACTCAGGATCAAACTGCATATACCTGTGTGCTGCTTTAGTAACAAAAGGCAACAGGAACGATTGTTGGAAGTTAATCAGGGTACGCTTGTGACGCTTAATAATAGCGCCCAGAGACATACTTATGCCTGCTGCTGTGGCTTCTCCGTTAACCTGACCAGCAATACCTGCGGAGTCAACGGCTCCTGTAGCTTGCTGTACCATTTGTTGAAGGCTTGCAGCTTGAGCAAAAGTAATCTGCCCGACTTGTCCAAAGTTGAACGGTTGTAATACTTCACGGGGATCTCCATTTGTTAGAATCATCTTACCGGGACGTATTTCTGGTTTAGCGCCTCGCGGCAGTCTAGTGGCGTCGATAGCCATCATTGGGTGAATCGTGAGGCTCAGTGCGTCAATACGGGCGCGTAACTCTGTGTCCAGAGCCTTTTGGCTGTTGTAGCCCTTCTCGCACACCCCACGGCCCCAGAAGCGACCCGGAACTACGTCCCAAGGAAAAGCTACTACAGGACGGTCTTCCATCATGTACGGGTTAGCTTCAGCCTTCAGAAGCGTACCACCGTTAGCGATGACTACAACAGCCTCAACGTACATAGAATCATCTTCTACGTCTACGTCTTCAGCCTCAAGCAATTCACGAGGAACAAGACCGTAGTACTTCGTCAGACGTACTTTGTCATCGTTGTAGATCGTGAGGTCTTGATCTGGCTCTAGATCAGTATCAGGAGCAGCAGACTCAATGTACGCTTCACGGTAAACACCTTGTTCTTGCAAAAGTTCTACAGAGTGCTTTGACACAAACTCGTCAATAGCGACACCCATAGCGTCTTCTACATTAGTAGCAACAGGGTCAATCAAGAAGTTCTGTGGCATCACAGGCTTTAGCTTAACTACTACTCTGTTTGTAATGTTAACACCTACAGCGGTTAAGTCACCGCCCATGACAGGCTGAGTTGCTGGAGCCATTTCCTTTATTTCTTCTAGGACAACTTCTCCAATACCTGTACCAAAGACAGCAGCGTTAATCAAACACTCTGCTACAGCCTTACGTACTTTACAAGCTTCAAAGTCTTCAGTTAGTTTTTTGCGGAGGTACTGAACGTCTTGACGCTCTGGATCATTCATGTCGTCGCTAATGTCAAACCACTTGCCACGACCAAAGGTTGCTTCTTCTAGTTCTGCTACATTAGACTCTACAGCCTGCTGAAGCGCAGGAGAGATAATTCTAGAACGCTCAGAAGCTCGTTCGGAGTCAGTAGGGTCCCATTGACCTCGCCATAGCCTATAGTATTCCTCGAATTTTGCTTCGTAGTTTGACTCATAGTGATCCCTCCAGTTTTCACACTTAGTTATCACCCACTCTTCCAGAGACTCCTCAATCATCAGAGGGTCTGGACTCAAGATGTCTTCTGCCATAGTACTATCCTTAAATTAAAGCTATGCTGTAGCCCATAGTAAAAAATACTACGGCAGAGATAGCGTAGATGCCATACGTGTTAAATTTTCTATAAACCATTAGTATCCTGCTACAACATCAAGTATTTCGTGATCGTCAATTTCGTAATCGTAACTGTATGCTACTTGTGCTAACTGATCTATGTACGCTAGTGAGTCTACTAAGTCATCGTGTGTTAGCGGGTCTGGAAACTGAAAGAGTTGATCTAAAAATCTGTTGTTCCACTCACCTTTGTTTAAGCTAATGTAACTGTTTTCAAAGCGTCCCTGTAGCGCCCACATAACCCTGTCAGTCTTTTTCTTGTTACCGTGGGTCAACTCTTCGACACGAAAGAACGTGCCGTAACGCTTCATAAGATCCATCAAAGGAGACATTACGGCTTGCTTTGCTATGCCTCTTTCAATACCAACGCTAACGGGTCTGTAGTCTCTAACGGCCTGAAATATCTTGGTGGCAGTCTCGTCAAGGCTCCACCGCCCATATATAATGTTATCAACGTACCAGCCATCAGGACTAACTTTAACAACAGCGATTGCGGTTTCATCAAGTTTAGTATTCTTTGTCCGTTTCTTGTTGACTTCCTCAAAACCTGCAAGGTCAACTGCAATGTAGTAGTCTCCTACTTCTGGTTCTTCTCCAAACTTTACCCAATCTTCCTTAAACATTTCTGAGCCTCGTGCTTCAAATGAGGCCATAAACTCTTGTCGAAAAGCATAAGAAGACATAGACTTTTTAGCTGTATCTATTTCATTCGGGTCTAGTATAGGATTGTCATAAGATGTAAAGTGCCACCCTTTATACGTTTCGTCATCTCCTAGTTCTGCCATCTTGTACAGTTCGTAGAAGTGATTCCTGCCCATAGGCGTACCTATAAACATCGCTGAACCCTTTTGGTCAGCTAGTGCTGGACGGAGAATCTGCTCCCATACGTCAGGCTTCATGTCTGCGTATTCGTCCATCACAAGAAACTTCAAGGAAACACCACGCATTGTCTCTGGCCTATCGGCTCCCTTGAGACTAATTGTGGCCCCGTTGACCAGCTTGATCTGCAGGTTATTAATATGTGAACCTGAGATTACAGGGTTTCCTAGCTCCATCAGGGTTTGCCACATGATGTCACGGGCTTGTCCCTGCGTGGGCGCAACGTAAAACACTTGCCCTTTATCCGTCTGTAGGGCGTTAATAATCAACAACCACGCAGCAAGACGGGATTTCCCTGTTCGCCGCCCTGCCGCTACTACTTTGAACCTAGTAGAATCAGAGTAGACCTCCTGTTGCCAAGGCAGGAGTTGTACGTTAAGATCAGTCACAGGTTACAGAACTGCTTGTCTCTCCACCTGTTGCTGAACAAACTACATTAGGTAGATTACCCATAATCTCTTCAATAGAGGTTACGTAGTCGGTCCAAACGCTGTTTGTAAGTGCGTTATTGTCTTGATCCATGAGTAACATTGTTTCATAGCCTACAGTACCAAGACCAACAACTCCTGTTATTCCTGTAGTCGCTACGTCAACCACACCAGTAATGCCTGCGGTTCCCAAGTCCACGTTAGCGTCAAACCCTGCTGTACCCAGCGTAGTCAGGTTATCCATACCAGTAGTGCCAAGGTCAACCATACCGTCAATAAACGGAGTGTAGTCTACATTGCTGACAGCAGTAAAGCCTGCACTAGAAATGTCAGAAAAACTGCCGTACAGTGCTTGTTGAGTTTGAGCGTCTGCAGCTACGGAGGCTAGATCAACCTGTGCGTTGTAGCGAGCCATAGTCTTAGCTGAGTCTGCTTGCATCCACATCATGCCTAGAGAGGTCACAGGAGATGCTAGGATAGATGCCCACTGGATAGCCTCAGACTTTTGGGGAATGGGCTGTGAGTTAGGCGTACCAGTGAGAGCCAAAGCCATTACAGCAGCACTAGCAGCCTGTCCGTCACCGCTAGAGGCAATTTTAGACAGGGCATCAAACTTAGCCTGTACTGCTCGTGCGTTAGCCTCTGCGGTCTTCTGGACTGACTCGTAGTACAGTTCGTTAGTTGATGCACAACCAACCATGAAAAAAAGTACCGCTAAAATTGTTGTAAGGACTTTCATTTAAAGTTCTCCTAGTTAGGGCTTTACGATCCGTTAAAGTTTACAAAAGTAGGTGCTTGCTCTAGCAGGTCAAAGGTAACAACAAACTCCATGTCACCTGCTGCTGTAGTATATGCCTTAATTGCATCCCCTGCTTGAAGTACAAAGATACCGTCAGTTAGCAAAATGTACTCTTTAGATGACACGTTGCCGCCACCTAAGATGTCAATGCGCGTTGAGTCTGCTTTAGCTACGTAGATGCCAGCACCGTTAGTAGATCCACCAAGATTTACCACGAACAGCATATTCCAGTGTGCTACGTATCCACTAGGAATAGTAACAATAGTAGATTCTGCTGTCGTTGTTACGTTAGCGTTCTTTGTGTATAGCATTAGTACGTCCACATGACGGGTACAGATCCCCGTGTATCTACGTGAATAAAGTCACCAGCGACCCCTATGCCAGTAAAGCCGTGTTCTAAGGCCCCTTTTATTAGCGTATACCGATGAGCAGAGTTCGTTGTCTTTATGTCTGCTGCTATGCCTTGCGCGTGAGTCCCCGGTATCTCTTTTGCGGCCTCTAACGGGTGGCTAGGGCTTCTATAGCCGCTGGTGATAACAAAAGGAAAACCACAGTACTCCCTGAGAGAGTCTAGTTTACGTAAGAACTCAGGTTCCATGTGGTTTTCGCCTGTATGTTGGCAGTTAAACTCTTTTTTTGTAAAATACTTCAAGATTTAGATTCTTTTACCGTTTTCTTAGCACGGGCTACGTCATTAATGTACGCTCTTTCGCAGTGATTCTCATCAAACACGTAGTCAATGGTGGCGTTTAACCAGCCCCAAACCTTATGTTTGTTTTTGAGCCTGTGTGATCGGCCTGAAACAGATTCGTTAGCATTGTCACCAAACAAAATAGTTACATTTACTAATTGAGAAGTAGCATCTCCGACTCTTGTAACGTACTTTAAAGCTTCATTTAGTGCTTCATCTAGTTTATTCTGTGACATCCACCGTTTCTCCATCAATTTCTTTTCCCGATTCAGAGCCATCAGTAATAGTCGTAGTTCCAACCCCAGTGATATTAATCTGTATCGCACTTCTTCCTACATCTTTGACAATATCTTTTTCAAATGCAGCAACAGGAAGTATACGATCCATTACCAACTTCCAAGCTGCTGCCTGATTTTTGTGGTCAGGGTCTGTGGCTGCTTCAAAGATAGCATCCATGACTGCTCGTGACCGTGGAGAGTTTAACATCCGAGCCTTATACTCGTTGATTATAGCTGCGTCACCTTTAGGACGACCAACTGCTCCTCTAGAACCTTTCTTTTTACTAGAAACAGAAGACTTCTTAGGGCGACCAACAGGATTACTAGAATCTGTGTCGTTGTCCATACTGTATAGTTCCTTACCTAGAAGGTTTTTAGGTTTATTCCTTATACTTGTTTCTTATTGTTTACTATATAGTATATATTATATCATACTTTTCTATGAAAGTCAAGATAAATCTATAAAGACAGGCAATATTTACAGTTTGTGTAGGGTAAATACCAGATTTACAGTGCAGATTGTCTGTGTATTTACAGAACAGACTAATTCTATATAACTTTTTGATATATAAACACAAACAATAACAACTACTATGGCCTAATTTGACTCTTTTTTGTGTCTGGGTAGGACCACCGCCGCGCAGACCTACAAAATCCCATCCCC